CACCATGTAGGTGGCGTCGTTGCTCCAGATCACGCCGCGGTTCAAGATCCCGACCGGCAAACTCACGTCGGTCGTGAGGGTGCCGGGGCCAACCACGTCGCCTTCGAATGTCGACGTGAAGTTGACGACGTTGACCGTGTGAACGTTCCCATCGGTGCCGATGTAGCTGATGGGCAGCGGGTTCGAGGACGACACCGCCGAGTACTGCACGGGGCTTCCGGCCGTCAGGTCGGGGCGACGCGCGGTCGTGAAGCCGTTGAGCCGCATGACCGGGAGGCTGGTCCCGGAGGCGGTGACGCCGTTCGCGACGGTCCAACCGCTCATGCCGGCGTTGTAGAGCCGGTCGCGCACGACGCGGTTGAGCGACTGCGCGGCGTTCAGGCCGAGCTGGTGGACGTTGTTGGTGAACAGGTTCGCGATCGCCACGATGCTGGTCGGCATGCTGGTGTCGGGGCAGCGGTTCGCGTACTGGTGTAACTGCATGTTCCATTGTTCCTTGTCGAACGGAGACGGCTCGGGCTCCTTCCCTGGAGGCAGCGGATTGGTGGAGGGCGCCATCAGGCCGTTCCCGGTGAAGATGAACTGATCACCGGCTTGTCCCGGCTGCAACACCGGGGCGGCCTCACTGCGGAACAGGTTGCGCGGGTACAGCGCGTCCTTGAACTCGCGGATGAGCGCGTTGTCTTGCACGAGGGCTCGGATCGTCGGATCTAGCTGAATGACTGAGAAGTCCATGGTTTCCTCTTTCTCTCTCGGTTGTGGTGATGCCTGTCAGCCCCCGTGCCCCTCGTTACCCCAGCCCGGTCGATGCGGTTCGGATCCCCCTGGCGCGCTTGTACGCCTCGAACTCCGGCTTCGTCATCTCCCTGACGTCGACTTTGCCCGCTGCTCCTGCCGCTGCCGCCGTGGCGCCTGGTCGTGGTGCCGCATGCGATCCTGGCACGGGTCCGGTCGTTCCCGTGGTGGCCGGTACAGTGACTTCGCCGAACAGATACGGATGCTGTGTCCGCAGACCCTTGAAGAATGCCTCTTCGTCGAGCCCCTTCAGTTCGTCTTCGGTCTTGCCTTCGTGGGCGCGCGTGAACAAGGTCACGGCGTAATCCGTGTCCTTGATCCCGACGCCGTGGGCGATGCGTTCCAGGGTGGCCTTCACCTCAATGGCGTTGGCCCGGTTCTCTGCCTTGCGCCGCAGCCGCTTCTGTTCGCGGATCTCGGCGTCCTTCCGGTCTTGCTCGCGCTTCCACTTGGCCTTGTCCTGCTCGTACTTCGCCATGGCCTGACGGTCATTGCGATTCTTGGGCGGGGCCGGTGGATCACCTGCCGCCGGTGCGGCCGGGGCCGCCGGACGTGGTGCCGTTCGGGTCGTTCGCTGTGCGTCCAGGTGCTGGAGCATGGCCGCATGGTTGGCGAAGCCTCGCTCCTGCGCCTGCTTGTCCAGCTCGGCCTGATACGCCGTCCTGCCCTTTTCCTCCGCCTTCTTCAATCGCTCGGTGAAGGCGCGGCTCGGGAGGATGACGTTCTTGCCTTGCTGGGCCGGCTGCGCGGGCGCTGGGGCCGCTGCCGCTGGTGCCCCGGGCGGGGCTGCTGCTGGGTCGGGTGGGTTCGCTGGTTGGTTTGCTGCTACTGGTTCGGTTGCCATGACTCGCTCCTCGTCGGGGCTACTCGTCTACGTCGCGGTCATCCGGCTGTATCGTCGCCGTCGTCACGAGTGACGACTTCAACGGGCGGCTGCTCGCGGGGTATCGAGTCACGTTGTGCGCGGCAGAGACGCCCCCGGTGGATCCGGGGATGGCGTATGTCGCGCGAAGAAAACTCATTGTTGAAGGTGGTTCGGGGACTACTCGGGCATCGAGCGCATCAGGCAAGAGGCCGACTGGGACAGGTCGCTCTTGCTGTAGATCACGTCGCAGGACGTGACGGCATCGGCGATGTTGAACGTCAGGTTCACGCCGCCGTCCCAGTAGACTTCGCCGGGGTTCGGCAGACGGGTCGGGTTGGTCATGATCTTCTTGACGCCCGTGCTGGTGCCCGCGGTGGCGTTGACGGTGATGAGGCCGTTGGTCGTCGGGGCCTGGCTGAGTGCCGCGCAGACGCCCGTACTGGACGTGACGGACTTGCCGGTCTCGGTCGCGCCGCCGATGACCCCGCCGGTCGTGACAGCCGCGAGGGCCGACCGCAGATTCAGGATGTCGGCTCGCGCCTGATTCAGCAGCGCGCCGATGTTGGCGATGTCGGTCACGGCCAGGTTCAGCTCTGTCCGCAGGGCGTTCGCCAGGTTCGCCAGGGTCGTCTGGTCGCCCGTCGCATATGCGGCGGACGCGGGCGAGACTGCCGTGGCGGCCGAGACCGCGACGGACGACGGCGCGACGGCGCTGCCGACGGTCGTGCCCGACACCGTCACGCTGGGGTTGCGGGTGTTGAGCAGGATCGACAGGATGTCACCCAGCGGGGCCTTGGCGATCCCATCGGCCTGGACGCCGAGCTTATTGCTGTTCAGGTTGTCGCGGACGGTGTTGACTTTCGTGACGGTGCTGGACATTGGTTCTTCTCCTGAAGGGTGTGATGGTTCCAGCCCGCGACTACGAAGCGCCGCCGGACGTGGACTTGAACGGGAACGGTTTTTCGTTGGTCGGCATCGCGGTCGAAGCCGTGTCGGGCTCCAACGGCGTCTCGCCCTTGGGGGTGCCGTGCTGGGCGTCGTACTCTTTCACGGGGTCTTTGATCTCGGACATGGGGTTCTCCTCGGTGGTTACTTTCGCGCCGCGAACGGCAAACGACGCTCGGCCGCGGGGGCTTTGGTGCTCCCGGTTTCGAGCAAAGGTTTTTCGACTTTGGTGGCCAGTTGCACCGGCACGCCCGGTCCCATCGGATGGCCGTCGGGTGCCGCGTACTGAACGTCCGGGCGAATCTTCGATCCCGAAAGCGCGAGCGCCTTGCGCCGGCCCGGGGACATGGCTTGCGTGCTCATCTCAGGTGCGCTTTCTCGGCGTCGCGACGAACGCCGGCTTGTTTCTCGGGTATCCCGCGAGGTCGCTCGGGAGCGATGGCGTCTTGGCCACGACCTTGCCACCGCTGGCCGAGAGCCCCGTGGCGTCCGGTGGCGGCAGCGCTTCGTCGTCGCGAACGAATCGCGGATCGGCGGGCGCCTGGGTCCGCGACAAATCCGTGTTGACGGTCCCGATGGCGGGCTCGGCCTGGGGGCGCTTGAGGTTGCCTGGCATCACTCGTCCTCGGGTGTCTCGACGGCTTCGTTCTCGTCTCCGCCACCACCTTCGTCACCCCCGGGCTCCGTCTCGACCTCTTCCTCGTCGCCTCCACCTTCGCCGGTGCCTTCCTCTTCCATCTTGCGAACTGCGCGGCACCAGCCCACGAAACCGTCGACGTCTTCGAGGTCGAGCTGCTCGCCCAACGCCCGGAAGTCCTTCTTGCCGGCCTCGTCGGTCCAGGCGCAGAAGTCGTGAATCGTCTCGGCGTCCAGTTCCTCTTCGAGCTGCTCGACACCCGCCTTGGGCTGCGCGTCGGTGCCGGTGCGGAACTCGTCGATGATCTCGTTGATGGTCGCGACGGCGGGCTTCAGGTCCTCGGCGATCGACTCGACGGTGGCCTCCTCCTTTTCGGGCTCCTCGTCGTCGGTCTCTTCCTCGTCGCCGCCAGCCGCTTCGTCCGTCGTGCCTCCCGGCTCGTCCTCCTCGTCGTCGGGCTCGGGCACCGACGTCTGGGAGTTTTTCAATAGGTCCTGGAGTTTCTTCGGATCTACTTGGCTGGCCATGGTCGTGTACCTTTACGGGTAACACAACTTGGTCAGACTGGCAGCGTATCACGAGTAAGCTACCTCACGATTTCAGCCACCAACAAACATGGTGTTTGTTGCATGTTGTCTATTGGCTGCGGATTGTGATACCGTGGCGGGCATGAAGCAGAAAAACACGGTCGCGCTCAAGCCCGAGCACCAGGCGAGGCTCAAGGCCATCATCGACGATCAGGGCATCTGCCAAGCGGCCCGGCACCTGAAGCCTCTCTGCCGGCACTCGATAGAGCGTGCCGCCCAGGGATCGCTGATTCACGCGGGGACCGCGCTGCTGCTGGAGAAGATGCTGACCGAGCGGGACGCGGCGGGGAAGTCTCCGTGACCATCATCCACACCACCGGCACAATCCCCGGCCTCGAAGGCGAGCAACAGATCGCCGTCCTGAAGGAAGACACGCACCTGAGCCGGTGGATCGAGCAGGAACACCGACTCGACGCCGACATGTGCGGTCTCATCCCGCTCGTGATGGACCTGATGCCCGAGGGCGGCGTGGTGGTCGATGCGGGCGCGAGTCTCGGCGACCACACGGCCGCCTACGCCACCAAGGCCGGCGTTGTCCATGCGTTCGAGCCGCAGCCCGAGTCGTTCGCGTGCCTCCAGCACAATTGCGGGGAGCTGCCCAGCGTGAAGCTCTACCAGACCGGACTCTCCGACCACATAGGCACTGCGGAAATCGCCCGAGACCCCAACGTGGGAGCGAGCCGCATCAAGGCCGGTGGCAACGTCCCGATCATGGTGCTGCCGCTGGATCGCCTGGGGATTTCGCCCGCGCTCATCAAGTGGGACGTCGAGGGGCACGAGGTTCGGGCACTGCGGGGCGCCCGCATGACGATCCTGCGGTTCCGGCCCATCATGGTCATCGAGGTCAACGGCGCCGCCCTGGAGGCCGCGGGCTCATCCATCGCGGGGCTACACCGGGAACTGTGCTGGCTGGAGTACCCGCGCTGCCATGACATCCGCACGGGGGTT